CAGAGCTCGGACCATCTTAAGAAAATTTTTGAAGTTTGCAGGTTAACACCTGGGACCCGGCACTGGCTCCCAACACAAGAGCGCAAGTACCTGCCGCTGGAAGGGTCAACGGTGCCTGAAAATTTAGTTATAAGATTATCCAGCTCCAAGATCGACGGGCCCCGGTCCACGGCCTGGACTCATACCTCGAGCGTGGTGACAACTGGCGCAAGCTGCCCGGCACCTGCACAGGGTGGCAAATGTCGTACGTGTAGAGCATGCTGGACAAAATCAGTTAAGCATGTATCATACGGTAAACACTAATGGAATTTAAACACCCCAAATATTACGCGGCCCTAAGGGCCGAGAGACGTAAGCTTCAAGCGGCAAGCCTCAAGCACCAAGCTTCTGAAGCTTCAAGCAGCAAGCCTCAAGCCCCAAGCAGCAAGCCTCAAGCTTCAAGCCGCAAGCGGCAAGCTCCTCGATCCGTGAACCACGGAACATTTGAATAAGTTTAGAGGACCTCGGACCGAGGCTCTCGGCTATGATGAATGTGTTGTGTGGATGTGTCTTATGGAATGCAATTTGGTGTGCAGAAAATTTAAGTTTGTTCCCTTTGGTAACCTTCAACTCTACTGTAAAAAAGTGGCCATTAGCATTATAACCCAATAGATCAGGAGTGCCGAGAGAGCTAAGGTTTTCAAGCCTAGTCCAAAGAATTCCGGATGATTTCTTACTAAGTTTTTGATATAATTTTGCCTCTGGACCCATGTCTTTATCGAGGTTACAACCTCGTGCATTAGTAATCTTTTTGTAGCTTCTCTGGAAGAATTATTGAGGAAGGTTTTTGAGTTTTTAAAACTAATCTATGTGCTGTATGACCTTTGAAACCAACAATGGGAGCAGAATTCTCATGCACTTCCATTCTTCTCACATCATATAACGTGCCATTCACTTCAGCAAAAATAACAGCATTCTTTACTGCATCTGATCCTTTCGTAAAGGAAGTAAGAATTTGTTGCATGTCTTGTACTCTCATTACATTCCAGCTTTTCTAAATTTATCTTCGTGAGTTTTTATGTAGTCACTAATTTGTTTTGAGAGTCTCTTATTGTCTTCTTCAACTTCTGTCAATCTTATTTGTAATTTACCGTTGTATCTTTGATGATTCTCATTAATCTCTAACGCGTTGGTTAATGACTCCTCTAATTGTTTAACACGACCTTGTAATTCTCTCATCTCAGGAGAATTCATACCTATCCCTTTAACAATAGTAGTCTCTCCTTCAGCTTCTTGTACTCTCTTCTTAAGAGCTAAATTAATTTTCCCTAACTCCACCATCTTACTTGATAACTCTTCTATAATTCTTTTACTACCTTCCAATAGATTCTTATCTTTTATCCACTGAGATTCTTTTTGTTTAAATTCCCAAATGTGCTGTTTATGCTGTTCAAGTAATGATGTTAAATCTTCTATCATTTTCTTATAATATGTTTTCTTAATGCTCTAACTAATCTTTCAATATTATCTATAATATCAATTAGAGTTTGACTTTTAATAAAATGTTCTTCACGTTTTATTGCGTCATACTCCTGAAGAGGGATAGTAACAGTACGTTTAGACGTAGCCGATTCATCCTCATAAGTAGCGTCTGCAGCTCTTTCTCCATTTTCCGGTTGATCTTTCATATTGACTTTATAGGATAGTTACCTTAAATTGTCAACATGGGAGTTCCAAAAAGATTAACAGAAATGCAGAAGAGATTCGCTGAGTTTATAGTATTTGGTGGGCCTGAAGGACCAGTTTCACAGATGGAAGCGGCAAAGCTTGCTGGCTACAGTCATAACAGAGCGAGACAAGAAGGATCAGAGTTGATGAACCCAAGACTGTCCCCATTGGTAGCAAAGTTTGTAGGTGAATTAAAAGAAGAAAAATTAAAAAAATTTGAAGTTACATACGAAGGACACGTCTCAGAATTAGATAGAATTAAACAGATGGCACTCAAGAAGGGTAGTTTTTCCTCAGCTGTAAACGCTGAAACCAATCGTGGCAAAGCAGCAGGATTATATATAGACAGAAAAATAATAAAACATGGGAAGCTAGAAGAGCTAACAGAGGAACAACTAGAAGCCAAAATGAAGCAAATCTTAACCGACTATGAACCTCTTTTAAATGCGAAGACTGTTGAAGCATTACCAGATGAAGTTAAGGAAGTTTCGTCATCTTCTTCACACAAGCCAAAGGAATCATCGTCCGATCCCCAAAAGTCAAAGAGCCATCCTCGTCCCGATCGTAAGAAGCAAAAAGCTTAACAGCATATTTATCTTTGTTATACAACCAACCTTCATTAACAGGGAATGCTAACTTCATTTTGTTAAACTGTTTATCATCAGCCCAACCACTGTCACTTAAGATATCAATCCATTCTACTCTCACCCTTGAATAAGGTATGGAGGCCGGTTCTCTCTGGGCTGTATTTAGTTTTCTCTTCTTAGGCATGCTTTCTTATATCTTAAAAATATGTATATGTATGGTAAAAAAATCAGTTTTTAGATGAAAACGATTTGCCTCGCGCGCGGGCAATCCTGCAATATTCTGTAATGTGACATTATTTTCTGTCACATGACACTTTTTATTTGGACCAAATGGCACACATTAGTTATATATACCAACACTTCTAAGCCAAATGTACAAAAAGACACTTTTTCTATAGTAGTTTTTTTATTTATTTTTATTTTTTTTCAGCTGCATATACAGAATCTGTCACTTGTCTCTTTTTGGACACATTTCGGTCACATTTCCGCCCGTATTGAGCCGCTGCTTTGCCTCGATGAACTACTCGTTTCGTGATCCGGTAGCCGTTGTCCCTGCACCATTGGTCGTGAATCGCTTCAATCACCTTAGACTCTTCACGGACTCCGCCCCAATTATTATATTTTATCTCTATCATTTTTTAACCAGGTAATCTCCAAATCGTCCCTTCCAGCCATATGATCCATGATGCGTGGTCCCTGAGTCGAGGTTCGCGTATATCTTAAGTCCAGCCTTGGTGCATAGATTACAAAAAGCAATATCTTCGCCCTTATAAATACCATCTTCAAAAGGTGTCTCCCAAAAATTCCATAAATATTTCCCTGCAGCATCGCTCTCAACTCCAATCTCTCTATTAAACTTGGCTCTGGCTTCATCAGGAAAATTACATTTCATTTCAGGATACTTCTCCATTAATCTCTCAAAGACACGTCTATGAATTAACATTAACCCAGCAGGACCTTCCGATATCTCTACCAAATCCCAAGGTAATATTTTTATCTTTTCAGGATCAGGAAAAGATACCGTATACTCTGCAACCTCTGGTTTATTTTTAACCCTATAAGGTGTACAAACGATGTCCATTTTAGGAACAAGCATTCTAAGGACAGCTTCAGGACTAAATTCAACATCAGCATCAACGAACAGTAAATAATCATAATCACTATGTAAAAAAGCACATGTTAACATATTACGAGCATGAGGAATGTAACAAGTTCGCATCGTCTTAAAGGTGCATTCAATTCCATGTTTACCCAACGTACTAAAAGTATCAATCAACGAGACACAGGTCTCAACCTTCATTGAATCATAGCACGGTGTGGCTACGTAGACTTTAGGTTTTGTCATTTTCAAATTCCTCCAATAGTTGATTAGAATCAACCTTAGCTCTTTCTTTCTCATCGAATATCAATTCATTGTAATGATCCAATCGTTTCAGAAACTTATGTTTCCATGATCTTAACTCAACGTCCGTAATCTTAAATTCCTGATAGTACAGATCCGGCGTACAGATCATAATGACACCTTGTCTAATCTCGCTCCCGTAGTAAGCATCGTGGGCCATGGCATATGCTGAAATCTGCAGCTTATAATCCTCTACCCACTCTTCCTTCTTAGGCCGGTTACTTTGTTTAAAATCTACAATAGTTTCCAAACCATTGTGTAAGCATACCAAGTCAGTAGAGCCAGCGTATAACCCAGGATAATGTAACATGACTTCCGAGCCGTAATATTCTTCGACAGGTGTAAGACCCATTTCAATAATTTTCGTGGCCATGGGCTTCGCCTCGCATCCGATCTCTGTAAGATCATCGTAGCCAACGTCTTGGATATGAGACTCCAAGAATTTGTGCATGGCAGTGCCCCGCTTTGATGATAGATTCTTAATAGATTCTGCTTTTTCATGTCCGACTTTATTTTTCCAGGCGGTTAAATACTCTTGATTCTTCGTCTTTGCAAGGATAGTCGTAACGCTTGGAAGTCGCACACCAGCGAAGTCATAAAATCTGGTTCCAGTATCCACATCTGTAATCTGTTTTCCTTGTATATAGTTGTATTTATTACTTTTTTTCATCTTTTAAATTCTTATCCTTATCTCTCATTAATCCCTTATGTATTTCATCTATATTAGACCAAGTAATCTCTGAGTATCGTTTACGATACTTGTCATTTGAAACTCTAGACTTTCCATCCCATTGTGGTTTATTTTTTTGGGTCATAGAGTTTATATTTTAATGTGAGCTCTGATCCTTCTTCAATATCTTCAAGAGTCATAATACTCCATTTATCAAATCCCGGTTTCACTCTAACTTGATGACGTTGACAATTAGGTGTCTCAGAATGATTAATAAATCCTCCTAAAGGAGTCCTGATATATTCACCATCAATTCTATAATGAGATATACCTAGCAAAGTTCCCATCACTAATCTTCGAGTAGTAAATAACCCCTGGCCCGCGATCCGTGAGTCGGCAACCGTGAGTCCTGATGGCAGAGGTTGATAAGTGTCTAACTGTTTTATTAAATTATGGTGCTCTTTTATGTCTTCGTCATTCATCATACGGTCCTTGCAAACATTTCATCAAAAACTTTATTTAATGTTTCTATAATTTTATCTTTATCATTTTCCAAATAAATGGCACCCTGCAGTACTCCTTCTAGATCGTCTCCCAGTCCTCCCAGTCCTGTATTACACTGCCTGCATAACCACCCTCTAAAGGTAGTTGATCCATGAAGATGATCTACTTGCAATTTTTCTATTTTTTTATGACAACAGTCACAATGCTTGGAATGTGGGGGAGCATTTTTTCTAGCCTTCCTAAGTTCTGTTATATTTACAGTATGACATTCCCGGCATATTTTTCTAAGATAGTATGCTGCATCTCCTCTTGTTTTTCCTGATGTTGTAAATGCCACTGTGGGAAGAAACACATGGCATTCTTTGCATTCACAAATCTCATTTTCTTTTCCGGCAATTTTAATTTCTCCCCTATAGTGAAAATGTTCGTGGCTTTTATACTTTTGTTTTTTACTGCGGTATTTTTCTGTTTCCCAGTAGGCAATTGTATTTAAATCTGTATGTTTTTTCATTTCCTAACCGTAATGGTCCATGGTGCGTTAGCCGTGCGCAATCCGTCCTTACTTTCATCCCAGTATCTTTTACAAAGATTACCTGAGCCTGCAATGAATTCATGTTGCATTTCATGATGCGGATTGTAAGGTCTTTTAATCTTCTTACCATCTGACTTGGAATAATATTTTATAAAAAATTTATCGTTCATAGTACCACCACCAACATATACAAAGCGAGTAAAGT